TTAGATGATCCGGAAAACGCATTGCGTAATCCGGAACGATATAAAGAACAGTTGCCTAGTTATGCCAGATATCGGCAAGTGTTTGAACCTAATTCAAAAGAGTTAAGGCAACTGCTCAAATATACTTCAGATTATTACAAATCCTAATATGCGTTCATTCTTATATGAACATCAATCATATCGCCAACACTAGCGGCTCGATTTCTTTGAATCATACCTTTGAGACCTAGTGCTTCATAATGAATTTCGTATCCTGCTAGATACTCTTCGGTTTGATTGATGTAAGTAGTTTTGCATTGTTGAACTTGACGATAGCCAGTTACAACCTGACTGCCTTTTTTCTTAGCATTCTGATGTCCCAAAATGCCGCCAAGCACTGCACCAGCGGCGCCGCCGCCATCTTCGCCTTTAATGTTATTACCAATGATACCACCAATGATTGCACCTGTCAACATATCTCCTGTTGGGTCAGTGTTGCCACTTTGCCCATATACAGGAACTTCTTCTGTCCAACATGATTGTTGAGGTACAGAGTTTGTGCGAGTTTGATAGATTGGTGTTACACTAGTAACCTTACCACTTACATTATATGATTCTGCCATTGCATTAAAAGCAGTAAGTCCTACAACAACTGATACAATTCCTGCAAGACACATTAGTTCGCGTTTCATACTATTCTCCTATTATCGAAACAACTTATATTAATATAACACAAATACTTATTGTGTCAACCTTTTTTTAATGGACTAGGTCCATCTGTTTCCTTTTGATAGAACCATCCTGCTAAACTATAGCGTGGATGATCTGCAGTGATACTAACAGGACTAATGAAATGATAGTTCATACGCTGTCTTAACAGTTCACTTACATCCATAATAACAAGTCTATTGCCATATGGAATGATGCTTTCTTTAATAGTACGCTCAGACTCATCCATAATACACAGTTGCCCGCCCCAATGCGGTTCCCATGTTTCATTAAAGTAAAATATGTATGCACACCAGCGTTGCGGATCGTTGTGTGCTTTAAGCCAACTCTGATAGTCATAGTAACTATATGTTGGCTGTTTTGTCATCATATTAGGAAATTTTGTTACTTCACTAACTAGATCGTGAAATGTATAATCAGGTTGTCCAATACTATAATCTTCAGTAACAACTCTGTTAAAGTAAGTAACTTCGTGACTGTTATGTCTTTTGTGCTTGTCTTGTTCTAACCAATATGCATAATGCCAGTAACTAAACTCACTTCTGCCTTCTTCAACATGTGCCCATATAGTATCTTGTAGTTTTTCACTTTGCAGAAAACTATGGGGGTATTTATTGTGACTGTTACGGATACAACCCCAGGCGCCGTATTCTAACTTGGGTACTGCACGGTACAATGCACGAATATATCTTTCTTCAAGAACATTATCAATTACAGCATAACGGTTTTTTGCAAACTGTTCCTGTGCTTTTTCGATATTTTTTCTGTTAAACATTAGTCCCAACGATAAAAAATATGGTTATCTATTTTTGTAACCAGTGTTATTGTTTTGTTCCAGTCTGGATTTACATAGTCTGCGTGATAGTGTGTAGCACCTTCTACTATACCGCTGTATCTATCAAATGCCATTACTTCCAATGCCACATCTTGAGCTTTGCGCCAACTAATGTTGTTCTCAGGAAATGGTATAACATCTGCTTTACCATCACAATACCAACTAAACTGACAACGATTTTTTACAGGATAAAAAATTCTATCTTCGTCTGCCAGATCAGGATCCTTGCGTGTTTTCCAACTCTCACGAATTGGTCCTTCAAAAACCACTTCGCATACTGTATCAGGAAAACGTGAATCTCTAACACGATTCATTGTTACCTGTGCAACTGCAATCATTCCTGTTTTACTTTGATTATTTGCTTCAAAGTAAATGTTTTGTGCCATACAATGCAATTCACTTGCATTTAGTTTTACTGGATCACCAATTGCAGCATTACTGTTATTTAAGTATCCTGCAGTCATTGCAACAAAAAAAGCACAAGTACTAAGCCCAATATATTCAAGGAATCGCATAGCAGATAACCTTTCAACTGTTTTTAACAACTGTTTACAGTATACAATACTATTCAATACTGTCAACCGTTTATTTGTTTTCCATTAGTTGAACTGCTTTATCGTAATCTTCTCTGCTTACAATACCTTCTCGAAGTAATTTTTCTCTGTTAGCCATATGCTTCATAGCAATTTCTTCTTTACTTCCACCAAAGTATGCTACAGCATGCCCTTCTTCAATAAGGATGTCTGTTACCTTGCGTCCATCTTCTACACGAAAATCGCCTAGTATGCGACCGAACTTGCCCTTCATATCTTCGCCACTCTTGTCTTCTGTAGTAATAAGTTTGCCACCGTGCTTCATAAGTTCTTTGAGTCTTGCTTTGGCTGCTTCGCCAAACAAGTCTTCTACACGATCACTAGTGCGTGACTCTGGTGTGTCGATACCCATGATGCGAACACGCTCGTCTTTTAAACAAACACCAAAACCTAGATCAATATCCACATCTACTGTATCGCCGTCCACAACTTTAATGACGGTTACATCATATTCATTCTGTTGCATAGTTTCTCCTCCAAGAAATATACACATATTTACCAAAAAAATAGCACCCTAAGGGTGCTAAGTAAACTGGGTGTTTATTCGTTATTCCTGGCCTTCCCTATCCCGGGCATAGTTAATGGAAGGATGTAAGTTTTGGTCCTGGCCCACTACACTTACTTATTATGGGGAGGCATCTTGGTTTCAACAAACCATACATGTTCGCGTTTACCAGGGTGATACTTACGCATTTTTAGTTTTTTACCTTCGCGGATCATGCTTAAACTTTTACGAGCAACAAAATGATGTGTTGCTGTAGCACGAGTTTCGCCTTCTGGAATCATCCAGGCTTTTGAGTCTTTGTTTTTCTTTTTAGCAGCCATTATGCCTTCGCCTTCTTTCCACGCCAATCGCCCCATACTTCACTTGCGTTTACACGAATGAATGGCTTGTTAGTTTCGTTTGTGTTTGGATTAGGGATAGTAAGCATTACACGCTTACCTTTTGCCCATGCGTTGCGCTGATTAATACCACGAAGAATACTTCCTATATATTCTATTCTTTGCGCTTTGGCAATACGAGCACCAGGACGCTTTGGGTTTTGGTGTGTTACACCTTTACTGGTTTGAGATTTTCTTTGTTTTTTCTTAGCCATAATTGACTCCTAACAATTGACGCTTTTCTTCTAGTTCTGGAATGTAATCCAGTAACCTACTATTTCTAAGTTTATCTAGATTATCATTATATTCAAAAAACTTGGTTAACTTTTCTACATTTAGTGTACTTGAGTTTATTTTTTCTAATAAATTTTGTACAAAGTTTTGTAAGTTTTTATTGTTATAGTATATATCCATTTTAAGAATACTTTTAATTTTACTTAACATCTCGTCATTGTATTCCAATACAAAAGGATTTAGAATATCATCCGCAAATCCAGCATACCCTGCGTGTACAGAATGAACTGGATAATTGTCATTTAAATATTCTATTAGATTATAAAAACTAAAAATTGTATAGATGCTTACAGTAATATTAAAATTGACACTATGTCCGTTATCAACTATTCTCTTTATATTTCTAGAAATATTTTCCCAACTACTTAACCATCTTTGATAATCATTTGCACAACCGTAACCGTCAATACTAACTGCAAACATGATATTCTTAAACTTATTTAATTTTTCAAATAGTCGTTCGCTTATTTTGTTTGCATTTGTATTAATACGAATTTCTAAATCCAGTCGATCCTCTTGTTCACATCTATCTAAAAACTTTTGAAAATCTAACATTGCAGTTGGTTCCCCTCCTGCAACATAAACAACTTGTGTATTTTCTAAATCTATATAATCCCAATTAGTTGTTGGATAATCTTTAAGATCATTCTGTTCACGTTGTATGAGAACGCTATATTCTGGAATACACATTCTACACATTAGATTACATATATTATTTGGAAACACATCATACATAATAGGTTTATTAAATTTTAAATCTTCTATACTATTCAGATCTAATTTACGAGACCAATCAACGGTTTGACTTTGTCTGTCACTAATACCACCGGAGTCTTCCACTTTATAACATCCGCTGCAATTATCTATTCTCGTTCCTTGCAACATATTATTCCTTATATCCGATAAGGAAGTATTCCAATCAAAGTCCTCAGTTTTTGCCACTGTTTCGCTGCTTCTGCAACATAATGTTGTATTTTCATGGTTTAAACTATGACTAATAAATGGAAAAATACAAAAACTCTTATTGTCCTCAACTAATTGTTGCCAGTAGGTATTATTACCATTAACTAATTGTTGTGTATCATGATATTCTTTAATTGTTGAAAAAGATTCTTTTGGTTGATCTAATAGCAGAATATCACAATTTATTTTTGCTATCTCTGCGGGTGTTATGTCTACAACAGTTGAATGATAAAAACCATCTTCAGTTATGTCGCTTGCTCTAGTTACTAATCCGTGGTTAACTGTATTATTTTGTGTCGCAAGTTCAGTGACTAAACGATCAGTATCGCTAGTAGTATTTCCAATATATAAACGTTTCATAGAACACCTTATAAGATGGCACTTCTGTTTCTAGGCAGTACCCGCCCACGCATACCTATTGTTTAGGCTGCTAGTGCCATTTCTGGCTGATAGTTATCATTTGCGATTACTATTGTTCTTGCGTTAACCGAGCTTGCGCCGGACAACTCCACTTACCTATTAACTGTCAATCTATCCTATTTCGCCCCCATCATAAGCACACTCAGCAAATGTGTTTATGGTGGAGGCGCCCGGTACCGCCCCGGGGTCTTGCCCAGCGTTGAGTTTGCTTCAACATTGCAGTATATTTATATACTATATTAGAGAGTGTGTCAACTAATTTCTGCCCATGTGTTTTGGGCCAGTGTCTCTAACTATCCAACCTAAAAAACGATACCAACCTTTACTCAGCCGCTTGTACATCGGGCAAGTGCTCCAGTGGTCTAGCAGGATGCACTCCCATAAAATCTCCCCAAGCACTGTAGTAGTGTCTCATGCCTACTTCATCGTGTATGGTCTGATTCTCGTGTCTGCCATGTAGTATATTTCTTGCTTCTGTGCCTTCACGCATAGTTGTTCCTTGTCCAGCAACGCCTATTAGATCTTCGTGTAGGTTGCGTCCAAAAGGTCCCCAGATACTGTTGTGGTGTTTGATGCGTGTTTGTCTTTCTTCGGGTGTGTCCTTACGCAATCCGTAACCTTTGAATTCTATTAGGACTTTATTAGGCCCTAGTGGAGTTACTGTGTCACTGCGATAGGCACTGCCCCGTAGGTTAAAGTTGAAACCTGGAAAGAGGTCAACCATGTACCACTGGTTGGGCGGCAAGTTTGGAAAACTAAGTTCACCTCTGTCATCAAAGCCTTCATACTCTTCATAGTTAACAGTGAAACTGCTGACATTAACATGTCCATTATCAAATGGAATGTTTTTACGAGCAAAGTATTCATCGTTAAAACCGCTCACTCTGTTGAAGTAGTGCATGAAGTCGTGATAGAATTCACTGTTTGTATCATGCCATAGTTTGTAGTTTGTGTCAATGATTGCTTTGTGATAGTGAAACACTTCTAGTTCTTCTGTATCAATAGCATCTGCTATGCAATCAAATGCACCTGCTGTCCACTGTTCCACATCCTGTGTTGGATTTGGATCCAGTGTTACCCAAACCATTTGTCCGTGCTTTACTCCACAATGCAATTCCTTGCCTTCAATAGGTCCACCGAGTGTACCCGCTGGCTGAGTAATACCTGTGTCTCTGTAAGCACGAACGCCGTCATTTGTATTTACAGCAATTACAGGAACACCTGCTATTGTAGTTGTACGAAAATCACCTAGTTCATACATCTCACTTAGATGACACATGGGAACCCAAACTTTACTAAAGATCATTTCTTGTTCTGCTAGGTAAACTGCATGATTATTGTAGCATTCACTGCTGATGTATTCTACTTTTGGTTGCTTTAACCAATGAACATGGTTGCGTGGTGGCATTTGTATCTCCTATATGTATACAATAATATTTACATATAAGAGTACTTGTTGTCTATAATTTTTAAACTATTAGTTAATAGTGTTTGTTTATTTTTTACCTTGACTGTCAACATTAAAATCATATGTAAGATATTCGCCTGTGTTCTTTTCACCAGGTCGGATTGATTTGTACTTGCCTAGTTGTTGCGCAACACCTTTTTGACTTCTGTCTTTGGCTCTCTGCATTTGTTTTTTATTGCTGTCAGTTGCAGGAATATTGTAATTTTTTGGCATCATGCGCTCTGGCTCTAGTACCCAAACATACAGTTCTGAACCATCAGCATTTTCTATGTGACTTAAATATAAACTTTCCTCAGGGATAGTTTGTTTAACAGGATAGCCTAACATTGTAGTGATTGTTTTATATCCAGTAAAAGCACAAAAGAATGCAACAGGTATAACCACAAACATTATTAGAGCATTGCGCCAAAAATGCACTCCAATAGCAAGCACTATAATGGTAAGCACAATCATACTAATAAAAAATGGTAAAAGGTTATAATCAAACATTACTGAATCAGTTCATAGATACCCTGTCTATTACCAGCCTTTCTTGTTATAAAGTTGCTTGGGTTATTGTTATGCCCAAGGTATGCACCATCTTCGCTAACACTAAAACGCACAAGACTAAGTTGTTGTCCTGTTTCTATGTAAGGCACTCTAGCAAAGTATGTTTCAACATATGGATTAATTTTAATTACTGTTACTTCTATTTCACCTGGCAGGTCTTGTCTTGCTGTGCCTTTGAAAACTGTTATTTTTCTGTGGTACACATGTGCCATAACTTGATATTCGCCTGCTAGTACACCGCGTAGTGTGATTACTTCTCTGTTTAGATGTATAAATTTCTTTTCAACACCCTTTTGATAACTATCATTTCCGTATCCAAGATCATCTTTTTCTAAGTTCATAAGGCCTGAACTCTTTTGCAGAAAACTTACAATGTTACCTGCTGGGTCTTTAATCCACAAGTCTACATCATCATTGTAATCATGATTCCATTCTATAACAATCATGTAGTCTGCTTTCTTAACTACATCGCCTTTTTTGGCAACAGGATTAATAAGGATAAATGCAATCATGAATAGGTATACAAATCCTATTACAAGATTGAATAGTAGATCTGTAAAACCAATTCCGCTTTTGTACTTTAATCTGTTACCTGGATTCGACATTGACTAACTGCACCTTTAGTACTTGGCTACACACCATTCCAACTAGCGTTGTATACAATGCTGTGCTCATGCCTATTGCCATGTCTGTAAGTGCAGTTTTTACACTGGTAGTGTCTGCAACATTCAGACTTTCGAAACTACCACCTAGCATTAGAATAAATCCAATAACTGTGCCAATCATACCTAGTGCAAGCAATAGTTCAGTAACAAACCAACCTATGTTTACACCTACTTTTACTATTTCGCCTTTGCTTCTTTTATAAGTTAGATAACCTACATATGCACTGGTTACAAAAAATACTGCTAATATTGCAAAACTTAGTCGTGTAATATCCTTTGCAAGTAATGCATCAACAAAACCAAAACTATAGGCAGCAAACATTGCAGCACCACTGGTGCAATACAACAACCACCACCTCAAAAACATCGACATAGTTGTTCCCCGTATTGTATTTAGTGTAAATACGCTATGTGGAAAAGACTTAAAAAATGGTGTACAATAGATCATATAGTGGATCTGTGTGTTGACTTATTTCTAATCATCTGGGATGTTATTACCAGTCCTGTGCTAATAGTAATGCGTATTCTGCGTCACCTTATAGGTGAATGGATTGTTGATTGTATAAAAGGGTTTTTCCGTTGGATTGCACATTGGTTTGAGCGTAAACGTGCATATAGATTGGAACACAGTCATGGCATATTTAGAACCTATTGGTTTTTAATTTTACCAAGTCCTGTTATTGTATTAGTTCTATGGTTATTGGGTATGTTGGTTTATGGAATGACACTTGGTTATCAAGAAATTAAACAAGAAGATCCCAACAGTGGTATTGTTAAACTATTAGGCGACTAACCAAAGCACATTGCTAATAGTTTTGCTACACCCTCCATGCGTACAGCAAAAGGCAAAATTGCTACTGAAATAATTGCTATTACAGCCCAGATTATCCAAACACTAATATCAGAAGTCAACATCTCTTCCATTTATACTATAAGTACTACCGTTAAAACCTGCACGAAGTTTTTCTTCCTCGGTCATATTCTCGCTGTTAATGCGAGTACGAGGATCAAACTTTTTCTCCGGTTTGGACGCTTCTGGTTTCAATTTCTGTTTGATGCTTGCCGCAATGGGGGCAATACATTTTTTTAGGCTTGTAATTTTCATGACTTGCTATACTCCACCATCCTAAACAATCCTCACAACTAAAATGCCAAATGTATTCTACTGTTGCACGAATCATTCGCAGACCTCGGATCTCCATCTAACATCATATACACTTCCTACAGATTTGTTTTCGCCTTCATTTATAAATGCACGAATAAATTCTGCTGCAACATCTCCTTCTTGCACGGCTTGTTCATTCATTCCAAGGATAACTTCTTTTCTACCAGGATCGTTAATATCATTAGTTGCACTTGTTATAAAAGTATATGCAGTATCTGGATAATTTGTTCTAAATCCATAATTCATATCAATTCGACTTTGAAACTCTTTTTCATCGTAAATCTTTTTTACAATTAATTTATAATTATTAATTGCTATATCAAAATTAGGTTCTACATTTCGTCTAGACATCAATCGTTGTAACTCTGCTTCAATTAATCCAACATAATATGCACTGAAACTGTCGTATGCACCGGCGGTAAGTCCTGTATGTGCAGGGCCACGCGGTGGACTAATTGATACTTCTTCAGGAGTTACTACAGTAATAGTTGTATAATCCCCATTTAAACCAGCAGTTAGTTCATTAAATAAAGCAGAAAGTGTTATAAATTCTCCTGCTGTATCAAGTGTTTTCATTGCTGTGTTATATGCAGATACTTGATCCTGAATACCAATTCCACCTAATAGTCCGACCATATCTACTAGTGTTATTCTTCCATTTGTACCAGTGCCGCCTAGGAACTTATTGATTGCAGACTGTACATAATCTCTTTCAACAAAGTTAGATCTGTTTTTGATTGTAGGCAAACTACGAATATTAATACTTACAAGATAATTTGCAAGTTCTTGTGGTGTACTAATTCGACCAAGTTCTATTGCTTGTAATTTTGTTCTAAATTCATCTATAGTTTTAAATGAAACTACATCCTTGCTTTCAACAAAAATTATATCAAAATCTACATAACTTGCTAGACTTGTCATGTTTTCTATTGCACTTGTCATTATATCTTGTGCATTTGTTATGTATGTAGGAGTAGTAACACTTTGCAAAACTTGCAACATAAGTTCATTATAATTAGCACTTCCTAAATCAAAAATAAGATTAGGATCTAAATTTATAGAATCCAAAACAGCAGTTAGTCCTGAGAGACCTATTCCATTTAACTCTATAAGTCTTTGTATAATTTGTCCCGGATTACCAAAATTCTCTATATTGTTTAAATCAAATGTGTTTCCTAGTCTTGCAAGATCATTAGCAAGTTTAGTGTAATTTTCACTAGTAGGATTATTAAATAATGTGCTTGTACCATTTGTTTGTACAGCGAGATAGTCAGGATAACCACTTCCTAAGTATGTAGGAAATACGCCGTTTGCAGGATACTCTAACTTATCTAAGCCAGGCATTCTTCCAAAATCTATTCCAGCATTTAGTTTTTCTAGTGTAGGTGCAAGTTGCGCACTGGTGTTTGTTAAACTACCAACTATTCCCATAGTTTGTGCCATTTGCAAAGGATTACTGCCAAACATAAGATTGATATGTGCTTTGTACTGTGTAAGTACACTACCTGACCCAACTGTGCTTTTATAAGCATCGGTCACAGTTCCAGTAAATGCACCATTTCCTAATATGTCGCGTTCGCCAATATCTCGAATTGAATTAGCGTTGCTTACACCTCTGGTATTTGCAGCCTGTCTTGCTGCTTCTACTTTTCCAAATAATCCGTTTGCAGTTGCATTCATAGTATCAACATGACCAAGATAAGGTCTAAAGCCTTGCCCATCAATCATAGCACCGACTGCCATTGCACCTAAATAACTAATTTGTGTTCCGCATATGCTCATGCTGCTACCCGTCCTACTTCACCATACCCGCTGCTATTACTTAGATTTAGCGGCACATTGGGTGTTATCCCAGTGTACGAAGGAGCACCACCTCCGCCGCCGCCGGCATAAATTACAGTAAAATCGCCTGTAACTCTAGGATGTCCGCATATATCAACATCTCCTACGATGTGTATGGGCGTACCTTCTGCCAGTACATCTACTGCCCTAGCCGATCCAATTGTTGCGATACAGTGGATAGTACAGCCAGGTGCACCACAACACGGATGAGGACTTACGCGGCTCATAAACGCTGCTAAAGGCACAAAACTACTTAATACGGTAGGTCGTGGGATTAATGCAGCGCCGCCTGCTGCATTAATATCGCCTATTCTTACTATTGCTGTCATACTGTATTTATCGGTGTGTATTATATGCTATTATAACTTCATACTGATGTCAAAATCAAACTCGCCCATGCGTGTACGAATTTCATCTTCTGTAAGTTTAGCAAGCTCTTGTGCGCCGCCTTCTACTAGTACTTTGCCATTGTGATAAATCTGCGGCATAGTGCGATGTCCTTGTTCAATTAGCCAGTTGCGTGTTTTTGCATCTGTTTCAATGTTAATTTCTTCATATTCAAATCCCATGTCTGTGAGTTGCTTTTTTGCTTGCACACAGAACGGGCAAAAATCTTTTGTGTATACTGTAATCATTCGAAATATTCCTTTTGTACACCTTCTCTGTAGAGGTCTAGTGTTATACAGTGTAGCCCGCCGTCCCAGAAGAATCTATGTCTCCATGGAACATACACTGGCTCAACTTTATGTTTTTTTAAAAATGCATTTACTTGTTCATTATGGGGATTGCTTACGCAGCAATGATGCTCATCAAGCATTAATACATTAACATCAAATACAGTTTCTTCTACATAACCCACCCAGTCTTGTAACCAAGTTTCGACAAAGTATATGAATTCGTCGTTATCTTCTTCTCCAGCAAGCCACCATTTACCTTGATTTTTCTCTTTAAGATGTAAAAATCCTTTAACTTTACTCCAACTTTGATCTTGTAGATAACATACATCCCAGCCTGGGAATGTATCGTTATAGTTCTGCACATCACATAAACTTAGAATTGCACCCGGTTTAATTGGATGATAATTTCCATCTGCGTGACCGTCCATGCTAGTAAAGTAAACATCAAATTCTTTTAATGTCGGCACAACTTCGTACAGATGAGTTTTTTCTTCCATTTCCTGCAGACATTCATTAGTATATTCTGCTGGCAGGCTAATAATTAATTTTTTCCCCAGCATGAAAGAATTAGCACTGCTAAAATGACTGTGAGCTGCATATTGAGATACTAATTCTTCCCAAACAAAATCTTTAAAAAAGTGCCGATTTAATCTATTTTTTACAAAATCTTTGTAGGTCGGATAATCACTTCCTGCAATAAAATTATAATATTTTTCAGCAAGTACATTTGGGCATCCCGGTTCAGTAAGACTTTGCAAAGATCCGTAATTTTCCAAAGCAGTTTTAATAGCCGGATGGTCTGGGATTGGGTTATAGTATGCATCATTCCCTAAAATAAGTTGCGCATCGCGTGGTTGTAGCGGACCTCTTGGATATATATGAGGATTATCTAAAAATTTTTCATTAGGATCCAACTCAGGTTGTATCACTTCTACACCGAATTGCTGTAGTATTTCTTTGTAACCTTCAAGATCTTCTAGTGTTTCTTCACAAATGCGTTTAAGTGGGCTTGCAACTTTGTCATTTACTCCATCAAAGAACTCTGGTGCATAGTTATTGCCTAGCATACATACTTTAAGTGGATCCCACTTGTTCCATATATTATACTTCATCTGGATAATCTCTATATAAAAAGTGATCTAAACTGTCGGCATCTACAAACTGTTCAAAGTGTATGTGTTTTTGTATCGTGTCTTTATTGTATAGCACACGATTCATTGCATCATCTAAATCCTGCATGGTCTTAAACTCCATGTCAATACGCCATTCGCCTATATCTCTACTGCGAAACCCTAGTTTCATTCTTGTAATGCGATAGCGTTCACATTGAGGCAAACTGTCTAAGAAAGCACCCATTCCTTCCACAAACTCTCGTGGCTTTACGCCTTCTTTTAGTTCTGCGTATATTGTATATACATTCATCGATATAAAAACCCTTTGCGTACATTTGTAATTTTGCCTAATCCATCTTCAGGTCTATCTACAAATTTAAATCCCGTTTGTTTTAATTGATCAATTGTAAATTGTGTCATATGTTCCCAAACAGGAATGATAGTAGTAGTAGCATCATCCAAACCATACCAGTCACCTGCAAGATTGCCCAGTCTTAAATGCACTTCAATTATTTTACTATCTTTGAATTCAATATTCAATACTTTATTGTTTGCCAGTTTGTTTAACAACGGAGGAAGTTCTATTTGCGGCGGATCTATACGCTCCCATCTATCAAAGTGTATAAAATCTTCTCCGCTAAAACCTTGTGTTGCATGTACAGGCTTCCAAGCATCCTCCCAAACATAATCTATACTGTAGTGAAGCCCATCAAACCATTCGCACCAAAAACTACCTGGATGCTGCTGCCTCATTATTTCTGAATTGTCATCAGTTTTGAGATATACTTTGCTGGCTTCTAGGCCCATGCCATACAAATTATAAATTGGTCTGATAATGTAATAGCCTTCATGCTTAGGCAGAGTAGGGCATGGGCCTGCTGCATAACCTAGTGCTAAACTAAGTTCTAGTTTATTAAAGATCCAATGAAATTCTGGCTTTTGTTGCCAAAGATCCCAGTCTTCAATGTCGTGGTCCAAAGAGTTTAAATCCATCTATCTGTTTTTTATATTCGTGCGCATCACCTAGTATTAGTATTTCATATCCTTGTGCTTTATATATTGCACACTCGCATTTCATACTTTCTATACCAAGTTTTAGTTTTGGGTTATGGTAAGTCCAAGCAAACTGTTCTGCTTCAACTGCTGTATTACTTAGTTTACGAATCATACTCCAAGCAACAATTTCATCGTTGTCATAATATGCTATTGTATCTACATAAGGATTGGTAAACTCCTCTGCATAAATGGGCCATACACTCTTAAGTTTTTTATATCTAGCATATTGATCATATATATCTAATAGTAAATCTGTATCTGGATTTTTAAGTATTTTATAATCGAGATTTGTACTATAGTTTGTTTGACTTAAATCAATATAGCAGTAAAGTTCACCGCTCATCTTTCTTGTACAGATTTTTTATAGTCTGCATTCCAGTTTTTATAATAGTTTTTGCTTTCTAACCAGGCACGAGCTTCGACTAGTTTTTCAGTTGGCTGTAGTAAAACCAATGCATACTCGCCATTGTTTAGCCAAACATCTCCTACTTGCTCTCTATCAAAAGGATGATCTTCTAGTGCAGTATAGCCGCGTGTGTCTAGCATAGGTTTTGTATCATCAATAATTTTGCTTAGTTGACTTGGAAGTATGCTAAGTGGATCAAATCCTAGCACAACTACTTCCATGCCTTTGGGCCAATGATATGTATAGTTTTCGATTTCTGCACGAATATGTCTTTGGATTTCGTGCTCACCATTTAGAAAATGTGTCTTGACTTTACCGTCAAGCCATGCACTTTTAGCATAAGGACAAGGAGGAAGTCCGTTAAAAACTTCCGACTTTACACTTAATCTTTCTGTTATCCAAGATTCAATGTCAGAGGCTAAATCCTGCAAAAGTATCTTTCTCGACGTCTTGTTTTGTGCCACCAATAATGTAGCTTGAAATTTCTGTTTCCTGAGGTGCGACCTGTACATCACCGCCTGCAATCCATTTAGCAGTCCAGGGTAGCGGGTTTGCTTGTGGAACAGTGTAAGGACTTTTAAGTCCTACTGCTTGCATACGCTTGTTAGCAATCCATTCAATATATCCATCAAGTAGTTGCTTGTTTAGACCAATCATACTACCATCTGCAAACAAATACTCTGCCCATGCTTTCTCTTGGTCAACTGCATCAACAAACATCTGAATACATTCTTCACGAGTTTCTTCTTGAATCTTAACAAAGTCTGGATCGTCTTTAGGAAGGATTTTAAGTAGTTGCTGTGTACTACCTAAGTGTACATTCTCATCACGAGCAATAAACTTAATGATTTTAGCATTGCCTTCCATCTTTTTAAGTTCGGCAAACGCCCAACTACAAGCAAACGAAACATAAAAGCGCACACCCTCAAGAATATTAACACTCATCAGTGTTTTCCATAGTAGTGTTTTTAGCTCATACATATCAATAACAACCTTTTTGCCGTTAACTGTATGTGTGCCTGCACCCAATAGATTGTAGTACATGCTCTTAGTAATAAGTTCATCATAACACTCTGTGATACTGTCTGCGCAATCTACAATCTCTTTGATGTCCATCATCTCATCAAAGATTTTACTTGGATCACTGTACACATTGCGGATGATATGTGTGTAACTGCGACTGTGAATTGTCTCACTGAATGTCCAAGTAGTTACCCAGTTCTCAAGTTCTGGTAAACTACAAATAGGATTAAACGCTTCTGCTGGCGCACGACCTTGCACACTGTCAAGCAGGATTTGACGCTTGAGATTACTTGTAAACACATGACGCTCATGAGTAGTTAGTTCCTTAAAGTCTTTTGCATCTTTTAGAATATCCACTTCCTCAGGACGCCAAAAGAAGCCCAACTGCTTGTCAGTTAGTTTATCAAATTGGCGATACTTTAGCGTGTCATAACGCTGCATGCCTAGTTCGCCGTCAAAGAATGCCATCTTCTCTGTGTGATTGTGTTTACTTGTGTTTAGTACTGCCATTTTTCCGCTCTCTTATATTGTGCAACTGTCGCAATCTTCTTCGTACTGAACTTCTTCTGGAAGTTCAAGTGTAATGCCTTCAACACGATCACTCATGTCATCGC